GCATCTGTTTATCCTACTATTACTTCTGGTAAAAACACCAAAGTAATCATCGTATCTACGCCACATGGTATGAACCACTTCTACCGCATGTGGCATGATGCGGAGAAGAGTAAGAATGAATATATTCCCACAGATGTTCACTGGTCAGAAGTTCCAGGTAGAGATGCAAAGTGGAAAGAAACAACTATTGCAAACACTTCAGAACAGCAGTTTAAGGTTGAGTTTGAATGTGAGTTCTTAGGATCAGTTGATACACTGATTGCACCAAGTAAATTAAGAACTCTTATCTATGATAATCCCATTCAAAGGAATGCTGGTTTAGATGTCTATGAACCCTCAAAAGAAAACCATGACTATGTAATGACTGTTGACGTTGCAAGAGGAGTTGGAGAAGACTACTCAGCATTTGTTGTGGTTGATATTACAGAGTTTCCTCACAGAGTCGTTGCAAAATATAGAAACAATGATATCAAACCGATGTTGTTCCCCAACATCATTTATGAGGTAGCAAAGAATTATAATAGTGCATTCATCTTGTGTGAGGTGAATGACATTGGGGACCAGGTTGCAAGCATCTTACAATATGACCTCGAATATCAGAACCTCTTGATGTGTTCAATGCGTGGTAGAGCAGGACAGATTGTAGGACAGGGTTTCTCTGGTAAGAAGACACAACTTGGTGTCAAGATGTCCAAAACTGTAAAGAAGGTTGGTTCACTCAACTTAAAGACTCTCATTGAAGAAGATAAACTTATCTTCAATGACTATGAGATTATTTCTGAACTGACCACCTTCATCTCAAAGCACAACTCGTTTGAGGCAGAAGAAGGTTGTAATGATGACTTGGCAATGTGTCTCGTCATCTATGCTTGGTTAGTCCAGATGGACTACTTCAAAGAATTGACTGACCAGGATGTAAGAAAGAGATTATATGAAGAACAAAAGAATCAAATTGAACAGGACATGGCACCCTTTGGTTTCATGGACGATGGTTTAGGTTCTGATAGTTTTGTTGATGGTGATGGTGATAGGTGGTTTAGTGCTGATGAGTATGGAGACCGTTCTTTTATGTGGGAGTATCTGTCCTGATGGAATTAGATGGTCAAATAAAACTAGGTCATCTTTTACTTACTGACAGAAAATGCAGAACGTGTGGAGAAATAAAAAACTTAATAGACGGTTTTTACAGGACTAGAAAAGATAGAGGTCCTGTTGCTTCTTCATATTCATATGAATGTAAAGAGTGTACCATAAACAGAATTATTGCAACAAGGAAGGAACCAAGAAAACCAGATCTTTGGGAATATCCTGATTGGTAGATGTTCACGCCGTCTTTCCCCTCTGAAAAGTGACTTTTTAATAAATATTTTCAGATAAATCACGATTGACACGGAGAAACAAAACATGGCGACTCCTCAATTATCTCCTGGTGTATTAACTAGAGAGGTTGACTTAACTGTAGGAAGAGCTGATAATGTCTTAGATAATATTGGTGCTATTGCAGGACCATTTGAGATTGGACCTGTTGACGAAGCAGTTGACATCCAGACAGAACAGCAACTCATCAATACTTTCGGTAAGCCACTATCTACCGATGCACAGTACGAGTATTGGATGTCTGCATCATCCTTCCTCTCTTACGGTGGTGTCCTCAAGGTTGCGAGAGTTGACGGAGCGTCACTCAACACCGCAAACGCTGCACCAGGATACGCACACACGACCAACTTAAAGATTAAGAACTACGACGATTATAATAACAATTATGCAGGCGAAGGCGTAGAGTATACCTACGGTGCAAAGACTCCTGGTTCTTATGCAAACAACCTTAAAGTTTGCACCATTGACGACCAAGCAGACCAAAGAATTGGTATTAACACCACCAACCTTTCATCCTTTGGTGCTACTGTTGGTTTCGGTATTACCACTCAAATCTCCACAACTCTTGCTGGAGTCGGTACTACTTCAACTTTCAATGGTTACCTGAAAGGTATCATTACCGGTGTTTCTACGGATACCACAAACGGAAACAGCACAGTTGATGTTAAAGTTGTTTCTAGAGTTTCTGCTGCTGGAACTGAAACTTCTGTTGACTACGGTCAAGGAAGTTCAACTCAGTCATTTGAAACTGGCGACACTATTTACTTCGTCAATAACTCTGGTATCAATACTGGAACTCAAACCTCTGCTGCTGGTTTCGCTGCAGGAGAAGTTCTTGACTGGTATGACCAACAAACCTTAGGGTTGACTAACTCTACTGTTTATTGGAAGACTCTTGCTCCAAAACCAAGAACCAACACTTATTCTGAAATCAGAAACGGTAGAAACGATGCAATGCACGTCGTTATCGTTGATGACCTCGGAACAGTAACTGGTATTCAAGGAAACGTTCTTGAGAAGCACCTTGGCATTTCCAAAGCAGGAGATGCTATTTCTCAAGTCAACTCTCCACAGAAGATCTACTATAAAGATTATCTCAGAGACTTCTCAGAGAATATCTACGCTGGTTACAACCCATCTCAAGAAGAAGATGGTTATCGTGCTGCAAACCCAGTTGCAACTGGTTTCTCCACATCCTACACTCCATATACAACTGGAGAAGGTGTTTGGGGCCAAGATGCTCAGGGCGTTGTCTTCAGTGCTCTTGGAAACGTAACCTATACCTTAGGTGGTGGCGTTGACTATTCTGGCGCTGGTGGAATGAAGGCAGAACTGGGAGACCTGGTCACTGCTTATGACTTGTTCTCTAATAGAGATGAGATCCAGGTTGATTACCTTATCAATGGTCCTGGTCTTCTTGTAGAAGCAGAGTCTCAAGCAAAAGCAAATAAACTTATTGCAGTTGCTGAAAGCAGAAAGGACTGTGTTGCTGTTATTTCTCCTGATAGAAATAACGTTGTTGATGTTCCTAGCACCACAACTCAGACTACCAACATCATTGGTTTCTTCAGTGCATTGACCTCATCTTCGTATGCAGTATTCGATAGCGGATACAAGTATACCTACGATAGGTTCAATAACACCTTTAGATACGTTCCTTGCAATGCTGATATTGCAGGTCTGATGACCAGAACGAATATTAACGCATTCCCATGGTTCTCACCTGCAGGACAGCAAAGAGGAACTCTGAACAATGCTGTCAAACTTGCTTACAACCCAAGTAAGGCACAAAGAGATCTCCTTTATCCTGCAAGAGTTAACTCTATTGTTAACCAACCAGGGGTTGGCGTTATCCTCTTTGGTGATAAGACTGCACTTTCTTATCCTTCTGCATTCGATAGAATCAACGTCCGTCGCCTGTTCCTCACAGTTGAGCAAGCACTTGAAAGATCGGCACAGTCCCAACTCTTTGAGTTGAACGACCAAACCACAAGATCCAACTTTGTTAACATCGTTGAACCATATCTCCGCGATGTTCAGGCAAAGAGAGGTGTTTACGACTTCTTAGTTATTTGTGACGAAACAAATAACACTCCTGAGGTTATTGATAACAATGAATTCAGGGCTGACATTTTCCTGAAACCAACCAAGTCTATCAACTACATTACCCTTACATTCGTTGCTACCCGCACGGGCGTAAGTTTTGAAGAAGTGGCTGGCAGAGCTTGATAAGTCAATAAATTAATTACATAGGAGGAAACAAAAATGTCAACGCTCAGAACGATCACCGCATTCAAATCAAAACTAGCAGGAGGGGGCGCTCGCCCCAACCTGTTTGAAGTAGAAATTCCTTCATTCCCAGTTGCTGCTGGTCAGAATGTCTGGAGAACTGGTGACAACCAAGAATCTGATACTTTCAAGTTCTTGTGCAAAACTGCTCAACTTCCCGCTTCAAACATCACTGAAATCGGTATTCCTTTTAGAGGTCGCACTCTGAAGGTTGCTGGTGACAGAACCTTTGATACCTGGACCGTTTCCGTTATCAACGACGAAAACTTCCTGCTTAGAAATGCATTTGAAGCATGGATGCAAGGAATCAGCAAGAATAGCAACAACACTGGTGCTACCAACCCTGGTTCTTACATGACTTATGCATTGGTTCATCAACTTGGTAGAGGTGCAGACAAAGGTGCATTCTCACAAACCAACTCTGATGCAGTCAACGGTCAGAGCATCAAACCATTGAAGACGTATACTTTCTACGATATCTTCCCAACTGAAGTAAGTGCTATCGAACTTTCTTACGATAACAGCGATGTTATTGAAGAGTTCTCAGTTACTTTCCAAGTTCAATACTGGGAAGCAGGCGCATATACTAGAGACCCCGCCTAATTTTATTTGATAAATACTAGAAAGGAATTTTCTAGTATAATAAATCATGGCAAATTTGTTTGGGTTCTCTATTGAGGACAACGAACCAGTATCGCCCACTACAGTGTCCCCCGTTCCTCCATCAAACGAGGACGGGGTTGATCACTATTTGAGTAGTGGGTTTTTTGGTTCTTATGTTGATATTGAAGGTGTATATCGTACAGAATTTGACCTTATTAAAAGATATCGTGAGATGGCACTGCATCCCGAAGCGGATAGTGCTATTGAAGATATTGTAAATGAAGCAGTTGTTTCAGATACAAACGACAGTCCTGTAGAGATTGAACTGTCAAACTTAAATGCTAGTGATGGCATTAAAACCAAAATTCGCAAAGAGTTTAAATATATTCTCGAACTTCTAGACTTTGATAGAAAGTCTCATGAGATTTATAGGAATTGGTACATTGATGGAAGACTTTATTATCATAAAGTAATTGATATGAAGCGTCCTGAAGAGGGTATTCAGGAACTTCGTTATATTGACGCAATGAAGATGCGTTATGTTCGTAAGCAGAAAAAGAAACCTGGTGATGACTTCCGTCTTGGGAATGTAAGAAAAGACAATCCAATGGAGTATGAGTTTCCAGAACTGGAAGAATACTTCATTTACAATCCTAAGACATCTTACCCAACCACAAACCCATCATCAATGGGTGGACATGGTGGAATCAAGATGACTAAAGATGCAATTACATATTGCACATCAGGTCTTGTAGATAGAAATAAAGGATCAACTCTTTCATATCTACACAAAGCAATCAAGTCACTCAATCAACTTAGAATGATTGAAGACTCTCTGGTTATCTATCGTTTGAGTAGAGCACCTGAGCGTAGAATTTTCTACATTGATGTTGGCAACTTACCTAAAGTAAAGGCAGAACAATATCTGCGTGACGTTATGATGCGTTATCGCAATAAACTTGTATACGATGCAAATACTGGAGAGATCCGTGATGACAAAAAATACATGTCCATGCTTGAAGATTTTTGGTTGCCTCGTAGAGAAGGCGGAAGGGGAACAGAAATCTCAACTCTGCCAGGAGGCCAAAACCTTGGAGAGATCACTGATATTGAATACTTTAAGAAAAAACTGTACAGATCCCTTAATGTTCCACCCTCAAGAATGGATGGAGAAGGTGGGTTTAACCTGGGGAGATCTTCTGAGATCCTGAGAGATGAAGTTAAGTTCAGTAAGTTTGTTGCACGTTTGAGAAAGCGTTTCTCTTACATGTTCAATGATATGTTGAAAACTCAACTCATTCTAAAGAACATCATCACTCCAGAAGATTGGAATGTAATGGAAGAGCATATTCAATATGACTTCCTGTATGATAACCACTTTGCAGAACTGAAAGAAGCAGAACTTTTAACCGAAAGACTGACTCTTGTTCAAACCGCAGAACCATATGTTGGAAAGTATTTCTCACAAGACTATCTGAGAAGAAACATTCTCCGCCAAACTGACCAAGAAATTCTTGAGCAGGACAAGTTGATTGATAAAGAAATCAAAGACGGAACTATTCCTGACCCAGCCACTATTGACCCAGAAACTGGTATGCCTTTCCAAGATCCATCAATGGACTTAGGAAAACCAGTTATGGAACCTGAAACTGATGGTTCTTCTACTGAAGCAAGTGGAAAAGCAGTCGAAATGCCTAAGGGTGGTGAGATCTAGTATAAATATCAACAGTTGTTTATAAAAAATAAAAATGGATGATGTCTTGGACATGATTATTGCTGACGAATCTCCATCACAAATTAGCGATAAAATCAAAGACCTTCTGTATGCAAAGTCTGCAGAAAAGATTGGCGAGTTCAAACCAACAGTAGCAAACTCAATGTTTGATACTGAAGTTGAGGTTGAGCAAGAAGAAGAAGTCTAAATAAGTAATAAAGTATCACTTTTTAAGATGTCAAGGACCCGTATAGTTGCAACAGAGGTGGCAACTCCAACAACTGCTGGAACTGCGAGTAGCATTAGTTCTGCTACTGTTGTGAGATTGCATAATGATACTGGTAGTATCGTTCAAGTTGCAGTTTCGACCCAAGTGTCGGCTGCATCAACAACTTATTTTACTATGCCAGCGAACTCCGTAGAGTTTTTAGAGAAATATCCAGCTGAGGTGATTCATACAAACTCTGCTATCAAGGCAGCAAAAGTAGGTTACACAGGTTAAACCAATGAAACTAATCAGAGAAGAAATAGAATCAGTAAAAGTTATTACTGAAGCAACCAAGTCTGGTGGCAAAAACCTTTTTATTGAAGGCGTTTTCTTGCAAGGAAACATTTGCAACCGCAATGGTCGTATGTATCCAATGGAAACGCTTCGTCGTGAAGTTGGTAGATACAATGAAAACCATGTTGCTACAGGTAGAGCACTTGGAGAACTCGGTCACCCCGATGGTCCTACTGTAAACCTGGACCGTGTTTCTCACAAGATTGTTTCTTTGAAAGAGTCAGGTTCTAACTTTATTGGAAAGGCAAAGATCCTTGAGTCTACTCCAATGGGTAAGATTGCATCCTCACTTTTGGGTGAAGGTGTAAAACTTGGAGTTTCTTCTCGCGGTATTGGTTCATTGAAACCAACCAAAGAAGGTTTTAATGTAGTTGGTGAAGACTTCATGTTAGCAACTGCTGCTGACATTGTTGCAGATCCTTCTGCACCTGATGCTTTCGTTGAAGGTATCATGGAAGGAAAGGAGTGGGTTTGGGAAGGTAGCATCCTTCGCGAAAAGAAAGCAGAAGAAATTAGAACTGCTATCGACACCCTTGCCGGTCAAAAAAGACTTGAAGAGAATAAGTTAAACTTATTCAATGACTTCTTAAATAGTCTTTGAGTTTATTAAATATTCTAATTTATAAATAAATATAGTTTTAAATAACACGGAAACAACGGAGAGTTCAAATGTCGCGTGACACCGATTTACAAGAGATGGAAGTAGGCACTGCTCAATCCAAGACTGCAGTCAACGCTGGTGCGAAAGCAGCAGACCCAATGCCTAACGGTCCCGAAGGAGCAGCAACTCCTGGTCAAGGTTCTGTCGAAGATCTCGGCGGTCCTACCCCTGACAACTACAAGCCTGATGATGATTCTGCTAAGTTGAAGACCGATGGTCTGAAAACTGTAAAGGATATCGTCAATAAGGGTGCTAAGCCTGCAATGCCAATGGAAAAGTCTAAGATGTCTGCTGAAGAAGTAGAGACCGAAGAGGAAGTCATTGAAGAGCAGGACGTAGTTGCAGAAGAAGAGACTACTGAAGAGGAAGTTGTTTCTGAAGAAGAAACCACTGAAGAAGAAGTAGTTGCTGAAGCACCTGAGTTCACCGAAATCAACATCGATGAAGATGTTGAAGCACTCCTCGGTGAAGAAGAACTCTCCGAAGAGTTTAAGGAAAAAGCAAAAACTATTTTTGAAGCAGCACTGACCTCTAAGGTTAGTGAGCTGAAAGAAGCACTTGAGGCAAGATACGAGACGGCACTTCTTGAAGAAGTTGCTGAAATCAAGTCTGCCTTAACCGAGCGTGTTGACTCCTATCTTGAGTATGTATCTCAAGAGTGGATGACTGAAAATCAACTCGCTGTCGAAGAAGGTCTTAAGACCGAAATGACTGAGTCATTCCTTACTGGAATGAAGAGTCTTTTTGAAGAACATTATGTAACCATCCCTGAAGATAAATATGATGTGCTTGAAAGCATGGTAGAAAAACTTGATGATATGGAGACCAAACTCAATGAGCAGATTGAGAAGAATGTTTCCCTTAACAAGCGTCTCTCTGAGTCGGTTGCTGACGGAATCTTTGAATCAGTCTCTGAGGGACTTGCTGCCACTCAGAAAGATAAGCTCGCTTCACTTGCAGAAAGTGTAGAGTTTGAAAGTGAAGATCAATATCGTGAAAAGCTGGAGACGCTGAAAGAAGCATATTTTGCTAAGAAAGCATCTTCGACTGCTAAGACTGAAACCCTGTCTGAGGGTGTAAGCAATGGTCATGAGTCATACTCGCCTTCCATGGCTGCATACATCAGATCGCTGGGTTCAACTGGCAAATAATTGAATTTTATATAATTCAAACCGCAAAAGTACACTTACTAAGTAAAGCAAATGTTCCAATCAGAGCAATTGCAGGAAAAGTGGGCACCTCTGCTTAACCATGATGGTTGCGAGGAGATCAAAGATTCTCATCGTAGAGCTGTAACCGCTGTCCTGCTGGAAAACCAAGAAAAATTCCTCCGTGAGCAAGCTGCATTTGAAGGCGGCGCTGTTCACTCCCTGATGGAGGCACCTACCAACAGTGGTAACGCTGCTGGTGCTCAGGGCGCTTTCGGTGGCGATGCAACCGCTGCAGGTCCTGTAGCAGGTTTCGACCCCGTACTGATCTCCCTGATCCGTCGCTCCATGCCTAACCTGGTCGCATATGACCTGGCTGGCGTCCAACCAATGTCTGGTCCTACTGGACTCATCTTCGCAATGCGCTCCCGTTACTCTTCACAGAGTGGCACCGAGGCATTCTTCGACGAAGCAGATACCGTATTCTCTGGTCAGAATGCTGGATCTGGTGCAGATATCGATCAGGACTTCTCTAACCCTGTATCTGGTATTGGTACTACCTCACAGTCTGGTTCTAACCCTTCAGTTCTGAACCCTGTTGGTTCCGCTACCTCCACCGCATACAACGTCGGTCAGGGTATGCCTACTGGCGATGCTGAGAATCTTGATGGTACGGGTGCAGACGCATTCAACCAGATGGCATTCTCCATCGAGAAGGTCACTGTTACTGCTAAGTCCAGAGCACTGAAGGCAGAATACAGCCTTGAGCTTGCACAAGACCTGAAGGCAATTCACGGTCTGAACGCTGAAGCAGAACTTGCTAACATTCTCTCCACTGAGATCCTCGCGGAAATCAACAGAGAAGTCATCAGAACCATCTATAAGGTTGCTGAGCAAGGTGCTGTTCAGAACGTCGCAACTCCTGGTCAGTTCGACCTCGACATCGACTCCAACGGTCGCTGGAGTGTTGAGAAGTTCAAGGGTCTCCTGTTCCAAATCGAGCGTGATGCAAACGCCATCGCACAAAGAACTCGTCGCGGAAAGGGCAACATCATCCTGTGTTCCGCAGACGTTGCTTCTGCACTGACCATGGCTGGTGTTCTCGACTACACCCCTGCACTCAACGCTAACCTGAACGTTGATGACACTGGTAACACCTTCGCTGGTGTTCTCCAAGGCAAGTATCGTGTATACATCGATCCTTATGCTGCTAACCTGACCTCAGGTAACGCAACCCCTGGTAACCAGTACTATGTTGTCGGTTATAAGGGTACTTCCCCTTACGACGCAGGTCTGTTCTATTGCCCATATGTTCCCCTCCAGATGGTTCGTGCCGTTGGAGAGAACTCCTTCCAGCCCAAGATTGGCTTCAAGACCCGCTATGGTCTGGTTGCCAACCCATTCGCAGAAGGAACCGACCAAGGTCTGGGTCGTCTCAAGGTCAATGCAAACCGCTACTATCGTCGCGTTGCAGTCAAGAACCTTATGTGATCCATCGGATACACATTTTTCAAGAGGACCTTCGGGTCCTCTTTTTTTATGCCTACTAGATAAATAGTCAAAAAAGTGCAAGATGGCATCCAACATATATTCAAACCAGATACAGAATAGAAACTTTCTGTCACCAACTGGTTTTAAATTTATATTGAATAGAGCGCCAAAGGTTGCTTTTTTCAGTAACTCCGCTAATATACCTTCACTTGATTTGGGTATTGCAACTCAACCAACATATCTGAAGGATCTTGATATCCCTGGAGATAAAATTCTTTTTGAGGACTTTAGTTTAAGGTTCCTTGTAGATGAGGATATAAAGAACTACATGGAGATACAGAACTGGATACGTGGTTTAGGATATCCAGAGTCTAGACAGGAAATAATTGACCTTCAGACTGAAAGAGATAAGATAGATACGTTTGAGTCTGGTCTAATGGATATATACTCGGACGGAACTCTAACTGTTCTTGGTAGCAATCAAAGACCAAACTTCATGGTCAAGTTCAAGGACTTGTTTCCATATAGTCTGTCAACTCTCAACTTTGATGCTACCGATACTGATGTTGAGTACTTTACAGCAGACGTGAGTTTCAAGTATACTATATACGAAATAACTGATTTAGAAGGCACTCCTTTATGATCGATCTTGATAAACTTCAAGAGGTGTGGGAAAAAGACTCTAAGATTGATATGGATAACTTGCACACGGAGTCAACAAACATCCCTTCACTTCATGCGAAGTACTTTGAAATGTACAATACCATCTTTCTTTTGAGAAAGAAAGCAGAGCAGCAGAGAAAAAATATTAGACACGAACGTTACGAATACTTCAGTGGAAAAGCAGACCCTGATGTCTATATTGAAAAACCTTTTCCAAAAAAGATTAGAGATAAAGATACAATGCAAAAGTATCTGGATGCAGATGAAAAACTATCTACAGTTAGTTTGAAGATAGACTATTACGATACGATGCTATCTTATATTGAAAGTATTCTAAAGCAGATATCAAATAGAACCTACCAAATCAAAAACGCCATAGAGTTCATGAGATTCAACGCAGGACTAGGATAATGGAAGAAGAATACTGGTCAATAGAATTAAATATCAAAGGTATTCGACTCATTCACAAAGGACTGTCTCAAGCAGTTGAGAAGTGGTCTGGTGGAGATGCTGATGAGCAGGCAGACTTGATTGCAATGAGAGATAATTTCTATAAACTTATTCTAGAATATCAGTTTGACAACATGTAATAAATATTTTCAGATGTATGGATACATGTGATTGATACTACGGCTAACCTTGTTATATCCAAGTCTAACGAAGTATTTTTAAAAGTAAAAACAGAACCTCATATTGAATACGAACTTAGAGACCACTTTAAGTTTGAGGTTCCTAATGCCAAGTTCATGCCACAATATCGTGGTAGAAACTGGAATGGAGAAATTCATTTATTTGACATGCGTTCTAAACAGATCTATGTTGGTCTGTTGGATAAGATTGTCAACTTCTGTAAGCAGTATGGATACACTTACAAGTTTGAGGACAACAAGTTTTATGGCACCCCATATGAGGAGAATGATGGTATCTCATTAGAAGGTGTCAAGGACTACATGAATTCCATTTGTGCCCATACTCCCAGGAAATACCAAGTTGAGGGAGTATATGGTGCCCTAAAGCATAATAGAAAACTATTGATATCTCCCACTGCTTCTGGCAAATCGTTGATGATCTACTCTCTTGTAAGATACTACGTTGACAGAGGTGAAAAAATACTTCTAGTTGTTCCGACGACATCTCTTGTAGAACAGATGTATAAAGATTTTCTTGATTATGGTTGGGATGCTGATTCATATTGTCATCGTATCTATTCTGGAAGAGAAAAAAGTAATGATGCTCCTGTAACTATCACTACTTGGCAATCTGTATATAAACTAGACCGTGCTTTCTTTGAAGACTATGGTGTTATTATAGGCGATGAAGCGCATTTATTCAAGTCCAAGTCATTGATTAACATCATGACTAAGCTTCATCATGCAAAGTACAGGTTTGGGTTCACAGGCACTTTAGACGGCACTCAGACGCATAAATGGGTCTTAGAGGGGTTGTTTGGACCATCATACAAGGTAACCAGAACTGATGAGTTAATGAGACAAGGACACTTATCTCAGTTAGATATTCAGTGTCTTATATTGAAGCATCCACCACAAAAGTTTGAAGTCTATGAAGATGAGATACAATATCTCATTGGACATGAACAAAGAAATAAATTTATTACTAACCTTACGTTAGACTTGAAAGGAAATACTCTTGTATTGTTCAGTAGAGTAGAAGCACATGGTGCCATTCTTTTTGACCAAATAAATAAAAACAAAGGTGAAAATAGAAAGGCATTCTTCGTCCATGGTGGAGTTGATGCTGAAGAAAGAGAATTAGTCAGAGAAATTACAGAACGAGAAAACAACGCTATCATTGTTGCCTCTTATGGAACTTTTTCTACAGGTATTAATATTAAAAAACTCCATAACGTTATCTTTGCTTCACCCAGTAAATCAAGAGTTAGAAATTTACAATCAATTGGTAGAGTACTTAGAAAGGGGAAAGATAAAACTAAAGCAGTCCTCTATGACATCGCTGACGATTGTTCAACTAAAACAAGACGAAACTATACTTTAAACCACTTCATAGAAAGAATTAAAATCTATAATGAAGAGAAGTTTAATTATGAGATGATCACCATACAACTAAAAGGAACATGATAGAAGACGATTTCTATGCAACAATAAAGTTCAAATCTGGTGAAGAGATATTCTGTAGAGTAGCACCTTCTGAAGAAGAAGATAGAACATTTCTTATTCTATCTAATCCAGTTATCGTTTCTGAAATAAAAGGAAGGAATGGTGTTATAGGATATAAAGTAGAACCTTGGTTAAAGACTAGTACTGAAGATATGCTAATAGTCAATATGCAAGATGTTCTTACTATGTCTGAATCATCTGATGTTGAAATGATTATGACTCATCAGTCATATGTTAGACAAACAGATGGTTCTAGAGAGAATGAATATAAGTTAAACCGTAAGATGGGATATCTTGGTAATGTAAATGATACCAAAGAGATCCTAGAGAAGATATTTAAGAGTAGCTAGAGCTGTTTCTTCAAACCCAACAAAGGTAGTCTACTAAGCAATTGAATACTTGTCAAGTTTGTCTTGAGATGATATAATCTATACATATTATGAGATAAACTTATGATAAGACCTATGGCAAAGAGAAAGAGGTCAGAACATTATGTAAACAATAAAGAGTTTCTGGCTGCCCTTATCAAGTATCGTGAAGATAAAGAAATTGCAGAGATGAAGGGTCTTCCTAAACCTCCCATCCCTCGT